AATTAAACATTATGAAAACCCACAAGCGGTGACGAAAGAAGATTTTGAAAAAGATTTAAATCATTTTAAATATATTAAAAGATTGTTAAAAAGATATAAAAGAGAGGGTGAATTAAAAACTCATCTTCTCTTAAATCATTTTATTATTCTTTATAATATTTTTGGTGAAGCGACAACTCCTATGTTATTTTTCAAAATTGAAAAAGATTTGTGGTCTTATTTAAAAAGTTTTATAATATTTCTTGGACGATTCCCAGAATATCCAAAAACAAGAATACACGATATTCCAGTTGATATAAACTGTTTATCGGAATTGCAAAAGATCTATCATGGAAAAGAAGAAGATTGATAAAGTTATTGAAGCATTTCGTCATTATATAAATTTGAAAGAAGAGGGAATTGTTGGTGGACCAACTAATAATGTTGGTGGAGGTCAAATAGCAGGAACTCCTGAAGCAGATCCAGGAAATCCGCCAGTATTTAAGAAGAAAAAGAAAAATATTTATCTTGGAATTGGTTCTCGTAAAAGGTGGATGAGACCAAAAAAATAAATAATTAAGTGTTGGCATAGGATGCCAATGAAAACTAAAAACCAAGCAACACTTTATTCCCTTCAAAGAATTACAAATTCGGTCGTAAAATGGACGGGACTTATGACCGCTTTGTGTCTTGACAAGACAAGGTAATCTGGTAGAATAGATGGACGCTTCAGTGTATCGTTATGGATTTTGTTGATGTTAAATACCTCAATTTGATTTCTTCTAGATTTCAAAAGTTTAAAAAGGTTAAGCATAACCTCTATAATTTTCGTTGTCCAATTTGTGGAGATTCGCAAAAAAATAAAAATAAAGCAAGAGGATATTTGTATCAAGTAAAAAATAATACAAACTTTAAGTGTCATAATTGTGGACTCAATATATCCTTCAATAACTTTTTAAAGCAGATTGATACTACAATTCACAAACAGTATATTTTTGAGAAATTTAAAGAGGGACATTCTGGTAAAAACTTTACTGTAGAGAAACCAGAATTTAAATTTGAAACTCCAAATTTCAATCCTAAACTAGATTTGCCAAAAGCATCAGAAAATCTAAACGCAAAGAAATATCTTGAAAGTAGAAAATTAAACTCAAATAACTATTATTACACTGAAAAATTTAAGGAGTGGACTAACTCTCTTCAACAAACATTCGACAGTGTGGATAAAGATGAACCAAGGATTATTATTCCTTTGTTCTATCAAAATAAGTTAGTCGGATTTCAGGGAAGATCACTTGGTCCCAGCAAAGTAAAGTATATTACTATAATGCTTGATGATGACGCACCAAAAATCTACGGTCTTGATAAAATACAAAAAGACAAAACTGTTTATATCACAGAAGGTCCATTTGACTCCTACTTTGTTCGCAACGCGATTGCTTTGTGTGGAGCTGATGGTGATGTTAGTCAGTTCGGTATTAGTGATTTTGTTTGGATTTATGATAACGAACCACGTAATTCAGAAATCCACAATAGAATTTCAAAAGTCATTGATCGTGGAGAAAAAGTAGTTATCTGGCCAAATACAATAAAAGAAAAAGACATTAATGAAATGATATTATCTGGACTAAATGTACAGTCCGTGATAGAATCTAATACTTATTCTGGATTAGAAGCAAAACTTAAGTTTACTACTTGGAAGAAAATATGAGCAACGGAACAAAAGTCATTAAAAGAAACGGTCGTATTGAATCACTTGACCTTGAAAAGATGCATATAATGGTTGAAGAAGCATGTAGAAGTCTTGCAGGGGTTTCCGCAAGTCAAGTTGAAATGACTTCTGGCATTCAATTTTATGATGGAATTACAACCGCAGAAATTCAAGAAATCCTAATTCGCTCTGCTTCAGATTTGATTGATTTGGATCATCCAAACTATCAATATGTTGCAGCCCGCCTACTTCTTTTTGCAGTTCGTAAGCAACTTTATGGAAAGATGAAGGAACTTCCTCATCTTGAGCAGCATATTTACACTTGCGTAAATGCTGAAGTGTATGATAACGATATTTACAACAAATATTCAAAAGAAGAAATTGATAAAGCCAATTCATATATTGATCATGACCGCGACTATTTGTTCACTTATGCGGGCTTACGTCAGGTCGTTGACAAGTACCTTGTGCAGGACAGAAGTTCTGGTGGGGTATATGAAACTCCTCAGTTCATGTATATGATGATTGCTCTGACAATCTTCGCAGAGTATCCAAAAGAAACAAGAATGTCATATGTAAAGAGGTATTATGACGCAATCTCCAAACACAAAATCAACATCCCAACTCCCATCATGGCAGGAGTGCGAACGCCACTTAGACAATTTGCTAGTTGTGTTCTTGTTGATGTTGATGACACCCTCGATTCTATCTTTAGCAGTGATATGGCTATTGGTAGATACGTTGCACAGAGGGCGGGAATCGGCATCAACGCTGGTAGAATCCGTGGCATCAACAGTAAAATCAGAGGGGGAGAAGTTCAACATACGGGTGTTGTACCATTTCTCAAGAAGTTTGAAGCAACTGTCAGATGTTGCACGCAAAATGGCATACGAGGTGGATCCGCGACAGTCCACTTCCCAATTTGGCACCAAGAAATAGAAGACATTTTAGTTCTTAAGAATAACAAGGGAACGGAAGATAATCGTGTCCGTAAACTTGATTATTCTATCCAAATCAGTAAGTTGTTCTATGAAAGATTTATTCAAGACGGTGAGATCACGCTTTTCTCCCCACATGATGTACCTGGACTTTATGATTCTTTCGGACTCTCTACTTTTGATGATCTCTACTGTTCATATGAGAAAGATCCGTCCATTCCGAAAAAGACTCTTAAGGCACAAGAACTTATTCTTAACCTTCTCAAAGAACGTGCAGAAACGGGTCGTATCTACCTTATGAATATCGACCACTGCAATTCTCACTCTTCTTTTAAAGATAAAGTGAATATGAGTAATCTATGTGTTGCTGGTGATACAAAAATTTTTGTTGAGGTTGATTTGGGAAAACCTGATGTTTTTGACTTATGCGAATCAATTGCTACTGATTATGTTTCATTAATGTCTAATGTATCTTTTACTATTAAAATTGAAGATTTGCAAAAATTGATTGATAATGGAGTTAAAATTGAAAATATAAAAGTTGCTTCTTATAGTTTTGAGGATAATTTCTTTTCTATACAACCAATTACTGCTTTTGCACAAACTTCACCAAAAGCAAAGGTAATGAAAATTACTGACGAAGAAAGCGGTAAAAGTATTGTGGTAACACCAGATCATAAAATATTCACAAAAAATCGTGGATATGTAATGGCAAAAGATCTAACTGAAACTGACGAATTAATGATACTTGACATATAAAATAGATAGGAAGTGTAATGTCTGTATTTTATAAATAGTTATGAGATTACACTTCCTATAATGAAAACATATATTGTTTATAAAATTACCAATAAAAAAAACGGAAAACCTTACATAGGAAAAACAGAATACTCTTTGGAGCATCGTTGGTCTCGTCATTTATCTTCGGCAAGAAATGGTTCTAAATTTAGATTTCATTCTGCAATTAGAAAATATGGAGAAGATTGTTGGGACTTATCTGTGATTGAAACTTACCAAACTGAAGATGAAAACTTTATTAATGAAAAAGAAACTCACTTTATCAAACTCTTTGAAAGTGATAGTAAAGGTTATAATGCCACTTCAGGAGGAACTGGTGGTTGGATGCTTCCAAGATGCTCACAGGAGGTTCAGGAAGAGTGGAGAAATGGTATTTCCATAAGAACTACTGGTTATAATAATCCAAACCATTCTGGTTATAGTGATGAACAATTAATTGATTTTGGAATGAAGTTTATCAACAAATATAAATTTATTCCTGGATTAAAAAGATTAATTAAATTCTGCCAAAAGGAATTGAATGTAGAGTTTCCTAAAAGTTTTTCTAAAAATAGATTTGGAGGAAAAAGAACAAATTATACTAAAATTCTTGAAGAAAGAAGTGGTTTAAAATTTAATCCAAATCATAGGACTTTAGAAGAAAGAAAAAATCTTGCCGAAAAGGCATCTGTAAATTCAACTATTATGTGGCAAAACAGGAGAAACAAAAATGCTTAAGATTGAATACTTAGAAGAAGAAATTCCAGTTTATGATATTACAGTAGAGGATACTCATAATTTCTTTGCAAATGATATTTTAGTTCATAATTGCCAAGAGATTACACTTCCGACCGATCCTATTCAACATATCGATGACAATATTGGAGAGATTGCTCTTTGTATTCTTTCTGCTATTAATGTTGGGAAAGTAAAGTCGGATGAAGAACTAGAAGATCTTTGTGATCTTTCTGTTCGTGGACTTGAAGAACTCATTGATTATCAGAAGTATCCTGTAAAGGCAGCAGAGATTGCCACAAAGGCACGTAGATCTCTTGGAGTAGGTTTTATTGGTCTTGCTCATTATCTTGCTAAACTTGGATTCAATTACGACTCTCAGGAGGCATGGGATGCCGTAAATGGACTGTCTGAATCATTCCAGTATTATCTTCTGAAAGCATCCAATCAACTTGCTAAGGAAAAAGGACATTGTGAATACTTTGGTCGTACTAAGTATTCTGATGGTATTCTTCCAATTGATACTTATAAAACTGACGTAGACGAAATTTCTTCAATTCCATTACAACATGATTGGGAAAATCTTAGAGCATCCATCCTGGCTCACGGTCTCAGGCACTCAACACTGTCCGCACAAATGCCTTCAGAGAGCAGTTCCGTTGTGTCAAATGCAACCAATGGAATCGAACCTCCAAGGGATTACTTGTCCGTTAAAAAATCGAAGAAAGGTCCACTTAAGCAGATTGTCCCTCAATATGGAAGCCTTAAAAACCATTACACTCTTCTCTGGGAAATGGATTCCAATCGTGGTTATATTAATGTTGTTGCTATGATGCAAAAATATTTTGACCAAGCAATTTCTGGAAATTGGTCATACAATCCAGAAAATTATGCCAATAATGAAGTTCCTGTCTCAGTAATGGCACGGGATTTATTATCCACATATCGTTATGGTTGGAAAACAAGTTATTATCAAAACACATATGATATTAAAACTGATGAGGTAGTAGAAGAACCAAAACAAGACCTTCAATCACTTCTTCAAGAACTTTCTGGTGCCGAAGAGGAAGATTGCGAAAGTTGTAAAATTTGACGAAAGTGTAAAGACCTGTTATTATAAATAGTAATAGGTCTTTATTTTATCTTATGGAAGGTCGCATTTATAAAATAACTAATCAAGTTAATGGTAAGTTTTATGTTGGTATGACCAGAAAGAAATTGAAATACAGATTTAATAATCATTGTTATGATGCATTAATTAGAAACTCAAATTCTTATTTCCATAAAGCAATAAGAAAATATGGTAAAGAAAATTTTATCATTGAAGAAGTTGAGGTATGTGAAAAAAATTTACCAGATAGAGAAGTATTTTGGATTTCTAAATTAAAACCAGATTACAACCAAACTATTGGTGGAGATAATGGAATTCTTGGATTTAGGCATACTGAAGAAACTAAAAACTTTCTTTCTGAAAAAAGAAAGGGAAAATATACTGGAGAAAAAAATCCTTTTTATGGGCAGCATCATACACAAAAAACTAAAGACAAACTAAGTAGAATGAGAAAAGGGCAACCATCTCCTTGTGGATTTGCTGGAAAATCACATAAAGAAGAAAGTAAATCTAAAACTTCTCAAACTCTTAGAAATAATCCAAATATAAAAAGAACCAAAGTATTTCAGTATGATATTGAAGGAAACTTTTTAAGAGAGTTTCAATCTATTAGTGATGCTGCTAAATTTGTAGGAACAACTCCTTCTAATATCAAATATACTTGTGAAGGAAAATTTAAACACTGCAAAGGATACAAGTGGAGTTATGAATAATTTTTATGTTTATTCTTATCTTCGTGAAGATAAGAGTCCATATTATATTGGAAAAGGTAGAGATAATAGATGCTTTGTAAAGGGGAAAAAGGAAAGTGTTAGTCCTCCAAGAGATAAAAACAGAATTAAAATAATTAAAAAAAATCTAACAGAACAAGAAGCATTTGAATTAGAAAAACTTTATATCCTAATGTTTGGTAGAAAAGATTTGGGGACGGGTATTCTTCGCAATCTTACTAATGGTGGTGATGGTGTAAGTGGATATATTGTTAGTGAAGGTGTTAGAGAAGCAAGAAGAAGGAATGGAAAAGTAATTGGAAACAAGAATGCACAATTAAAAAGAGGAGTTTGTTCTCTCACAAAAGAACAACGAGTAAAAAATGGAAATTATGTAAAAGAAAATGGACTTGGGATATTTTCACAAACCCCAGAACAAAAAAAAGAAAATGGTAAAAAAGCAGGACAAAAAGCAAAAGAACTTGGTCTTGGAATATTTGCTATGACTGCTGATGAAAGAAGTGCTGCTGGAAAAATAGGTGGTGCTAAAAACAGAGATAATAAAACTGGGATTTGTGGATTATCTTATGAGGAAAGGAGTGATTGGGGAAAAAAATGTAAAAAAGAAGGTATTGGAATATTCTCACAAGAATACTTAAAAGTTCGTAGTCAAATTTTAAGTGAACAAAATTCTGGTGAAAACAATCCTATGTATGGTAAAACCCATTCACCAGAAACAAGAGAAAAAATTAGAAAAAAAGCACTAGAGAGAAAAGATAAAAAAATATACAAATTGAAAAATCCAAATGGAGAAATAATTATCTTTGAAAACTTTAAAGAATTTTGTGATAAAAATGATTTAAATTCAGGAGGAGTTGGTAATGTTTTGCGTGGAAAATATATTCAACATAAGGGATGGACTTTACCAGAAACAATTCTAGAGAAAAAAATTTACACGATTAAAAGTCCAGATGGAAAAATTTATACCTTTGATAGTATAAAACAATTTTCAAAAGAACATAATATTAAATGTGGTCTTGATGCAGTTTTGCGTGGTGTAAGAAAATCTTGTTATGGGTGGACAAAACCATAAACTTGGAGTATGATAAAAACCAAATATTTTGGAGAGTTAAATAGAATGTGTGAGTTAAGTTCAGTAGAGGAGGGAGAGTGTGAATCCTGCGCAGTTTGATTTTAAAGTTTCTTCTATGGAAGACCAACAAACAAATATTAAAGGAATGACGGTTTTTAATACTGAAAGAGTTGATACTAAAAAATCTCCAATGTTCTTTGGCCAACCTCTTGGAATTCAAAGATATGATTCATACAAATATCCCATTTTTGATAAACTGACTACTCAACAACTTGGATACTTCTGGAGACCCGAAGAGGTATCTCTCCAGAAGGATCGTGGAGATTATCAAACTCTTCGTCCTGAGCAGAAGCACATCTATACTTCCAATCTGAAGTATCAAATTATGCTTGATTCTGTTCAGGGTCGTGGTCCTGGTATGGCATTTATTCCTTATTGCTCCCTTCCCGAATTGGAAGCATGTATGGAAGTATGGGGATTCATGGAAATGATTCACTCACGTTCGTACACTTATATCATTAAGAACGTCTATTCAGACCCCTCTGAGGTGTTTGATACTATCATTGGTGATGAACGCATTCTGGAGCGTGCTAAGAGCGTTACAGAGTCTTATGATGACTTTATTCAATCAGCACAATTTTATGGAACTTCCGATCAATGGAAGCATCAACTTGAAGGAGTCACATACGCAAAGGAATCACTTAATGACGTTAAACGAAAACTCTATAGAGCAGTCGCAAACGTTAATATTCTTGAAGGTATTCGCTTCTACGTTAGTTTTGCTTGTAGTTTCGCCTTTGGTGAACTTAAGCTTATGGAAGGATCCGCTAAAATCATCTCTCTCATCGCAAGAGACGAAAACCAACACTTAGCACTTACTCAGAACATTCTGAATAAGTGGAGAGAAGGTGACGATCCTGAAATGAAACAGATTGCAAAAGAAGAGGAGGAATGGGTTTATAAGATGTTTGATCGTGCGGTAAATGAAGAAAAGAAATGGGCAGATTATCTGTTCAAAGATGGCAGCATGATTGGACTGAATGATAAACTTCTCCAACAATACGTAGAATGGATTGCAAATAGAAGACTTAAAGCAATCGGTCTCAAACCACAATATGATATTTCAGCAAACAATAATCCACTTCCTTGGACTCAGCATTGGATTTCTTCCAAAGGTCTCCAAGTAGCCCCACAAGAAACAGAAGTAGAGTCCTATGTAGTAGGAGGCATTAAACAAGATGTTACCAAAAATACTTTCGCAGGATTCAAACTATGATGAGTGGTGTGAACAAGAAATTCTAAATGCTTATAAAGAAGCAGCAGAATGTGATGAGTTTATGTTTGGAGATTATGACTATTGTAAAGAATGGTTAGGTATAAATACCGATGATGTCGTATAGATAGAGGAGGTTAATCCTCCTTTTTTTATGTCCAAAAATAATTTTAATAAAGATGAATTTAGAGTTCGGGTGCTAAAGTTAAAAAACGAATTATATCACGATCCAAATTGGTACTCTAATCCAAAGAATCTAGCAGATAAATATCTGAACAAGGTTCTTGAAATTATTGATGAGTATAGATATTGACTATGAAAATCCTTGGATCTATAATGGAAATCCTTTTACCAGTGCTGACATTGGAGACCATTATGGATTTGTTTATTTAATTGAAAATAAACTGAATGGTAGGAAGTACATAGGTAGAAAATACTTATGGCAATTCAGAACTCCAAAAGGTAAGAAACGAAAAGTAAAATCAGAATCTAATTGGAAGGATTACTATGGGTCTTGTCCGGAACTTAAAGAAGACATTGACAAATTGGGCAGAGAAAATTTTAGTCGAACTATCTTATCATTACATAAAACAAAGGGCAAAACAAACTACGAAGAGACACGACAACTATTTGTCCATAATGTCCTCACAGAAGGACTTGACGACGGAACTCCAAGATGGTACAATTCACAAGTCCTCAACAGATATTTCCGAAAAGATTATTATGGAAACAACGACTGAAGATATCGTCGCACATGTGAGGAGTTGGTCTCTTGACCGTGCTGCAGATATGAGTATTGATAAAGAGGATGCTCGTGCTATTCTTGCAGAGTTTTATGAGTGGATTGAACCAGAAGATGACGAACTGGAAATTGTTTCTCTGGAACCACAAGATTGACAAAAACTAAATAAAAACTTATAATGTTAAAATCCCTGTTATGAGCAGGGTTTTTTATTATGAGACTTTGAGGATTGATTTAGAGCCGTGGGCGCTGCCCCTGAGAAGGGGAACCTCTCCTTTGCCTATACGGATGTAGAGTTCTATTAATTTTAATGCAAAACTGCTTTACTGTAGCCCTCTTGCCTCTTCTGGCAACGGTTACAACCACAACGGCAACACTGCCATCATCTGCTATTGCTCCTTCTTATTCCATTATTAAGGAGTTTGAAACAGAGAAGACAGCAATCCGCGAGGTTGCTCCCGAAAAGCCAAAAGAGAAAAGGCTAATTTGTAAAGGGTGTAATGAACATGAGAATACAGCCCTGGCATATTTCCAGGATCTTGGTATTAAAGACAGAAACGCCCTTGCTACCATCATGGGTAACATTCGTCAGGAATCAACTTTTATTCCTAACATCTGTGAAGGTGGTAGCAGAACCAGTTGGAATAACTGCGGACGCGGTTATGGACTGATTCAATGGACATCTGCCGATCGTTATTATGGATTGGGTGATTTTGCTAGAAAGACTGGTGGTAATCCATCATCTATTCACACGCAACTTGGTTATCTAACAACTGAGGTTCAATGGCAACGTATCGCAGATAGAATGAAAGTTCCTGGTAAATCTATCGATCGTTACATGGACTATGCGTATAGTTGGATTGGTTGGGGACATCATGGTGCCCGCACTTCGTATGCCTATGATTATGCTAACCGACTGATCACGGTAGAAGTTTGATAAAATAGAATATACAATAAAATAATAAATATAGGGGAGGTCTGCAGCACTCCCCTTTTTTAGTAGAATGAAGACATTTAAACATTTCATATCAGAAGCATACCTTATTGTAGAAAAGCGTGGTGGAGAACCAAAGTATAGTGATGAACATGCAAATATAAATTTCTATAACCATTTGGTATCCTCTCCAGAAGTACGAGAGTTAATACGTAAGAAAGATTTTGATGGTGTTAATCAAGTGATTGCACAAGAATTGGAAAGTGCAAAAACTGATCCAGAGCACCCACTACATTTCAATAACGCATCAGACGAAGGATTTTCTGGTAAAAAGAAAACTGCAGGACATGAAAATGCCTATTATTCAGAAATAGAAAGAGCAGTTCCTGGATTTTTAAGTTTAGTTCAAAGTAAGAAAGGTGGAAATATTGCATCAAAGGGATGGGTTGGTAGAGTTTCTGGTGGAGAACATGAAGCATCCAAACCATCATGGAAAGGAAACGTAAAAGGTCAAGGAAGATTTGATTACGTATTTTCTGATCCAGAAGACCCTAAGAAACAGCACCGTGTAAGCGGAAAAGATTATCGTGGTTCTCAGGCAGGTTCTGCTCAAGCAGACCAGGCAACTGCAACCCTTGAGAGAGGAGTACAAGTTGCTGCACAGCAACAAGTTAAGAGTATCCTGGCAAATAAACCAAAGAAGAAGGCAGGAGAAACTGATCAAGAATATAAAGAAAGAGTAGCACAGTTAAAGGTAGATGCCAGAAAAAAAGGAAAAGAAATAATTTCAACAAGTCAAGAAACTCTTAATAGAATTAAAGAGTTGATGTCTTCTACCAAAGGAATGTCTCCCGAACAACAAAAGGATGTTTATACTCAAGTTCAAGCAGAGATTGATGGGTTAGAGAAAAAAGTCCCTGGAGTTCAACGTGCTGCTGGACAAGAGATGGTAAAAGGCACAGGACAATTCACTAAGAGTAAAACTGCTCAATCTATGTGGACCACTGGTGGTAAAGGTGCTTCCTTTAGAGATCCTAGACAGCAATCTGTTGGATTGAGAGCAAGAGCTGGGAAAGGTAAGGGTAGAGAGATGGCAGTTGCTGGAGATATTCAAGCAGCAGCTAAAGAAAAGGCAGCACAGAAAACAAGACAATCATCCTTTGCTCTTTTCAATCGTCAAGCACAAGCAGCTCATGCAAAAACTGCAGCAGAACTAGAGCAACAAACGGTACAAACTGCAAATGATCTAGAAGCAGCAAAAGCATCTGCTGCTGATGCAACTAGAGTAACAAAACCAGATGGAACTCCAGTTCCTAGAAAGAATGCGTTCTTCCTTCAAAATAATCCTGTTGCGGCACAACAGCACGCAGATAAGCAAGCAGCAGCTGCACAAAACGTTCAGGCAGCTCAAGATGCTCATGATAATGCCGTAACAACGCACCAGACCCACCTGAGCACCCCTCCAACGCCCGTCACGCCAGAGAAACCAAAAGCAGCACAACCAACTCAACCAGTGCCTGTTCCCGCCCCACAACCCACACAAGCACCTACAGCAGTACCACAACCCACACAAGCACCTACAGCATCAGCATCAGCACCAACACAACCACAGCAAACGACACAACCAGCACCACAAGAAGATCCAAAAGAAAAGAGAAAAAGAGCATTGGAACAAAGGATGGCAGCGGCAGCACAAAGAAATAATTTAGAGTAATGTAATAAATACAGAGGAGTGTCGCTACTCCTCTTTTTTTATGTTTAATTTTAACTTCGGAAAGAAGAGACCAGATCAGAAGCAAATAATCATTATAAGCGTCATACTTAGTGGTATTGTAGCGACACTCTCTCAATGCACTGGAGCGCCTCAGGAGCGCCTCTGGGACCTTCTAGATGAGGTTCAGAGGACTTTGTTCCCACAGACCATAATCAATGATGTTCTGCTTAAGGATCCAGGAATTGTTAAAAGAAGAGTTGAGCGTGACGTTGATAAAGCAATCAGAGATTATGAACGCTTGACAGGGGACTCTGGAACACCTAGAATACCTTTGCCCCGGTTGATAGAGAAGGAGCTCGATACTTCTAAGTGTTATACTGAAGAGTGTAAAAAACTTGGAGGAGAAATGAGACTTTGTTCACCATGGGTTGACACCTGTAAAGGTGAGTGATAGATTAAGATTCTTGTGGAGGATTGGCAGAGTGGTTTAATGCAGGGGATTGCTAATCCCCCGATACATGATACAATGTATCCGTTGGTTCAAATCCAACATCCTCCGTATGGGAGATTAGCTCAGTGGTAGAGCAATGTGCTGATAACGCAGAGGTCGGTGGTTCAAATCCACCATTTCCCACTTGACAACCCATATCTAGTTTGATATGATTGTCTCATGAGCGGTGAGGGTCCAAACCTCATATAAGTCTCACCCCTCCCATGCCTCTCATAGAAGCACAAACAGGGAGGTCTCTTGGGGCAGCAGCATGACGGATCATGCACCATCCTTCTAAGATGTAAGATGGGGGTTCAAATCCCTCCTGCCCTGTTTAATAGTTAAATAATATAAATAATATTATATTTCCTCTGGTCTATATGGATAAACAAAAGTTAATAGAATACATTGAAAGTGGAATGTCAACTACTCAAATATCCAAATTAGAAAATAAAGGAAAGACAACTATCAGGTATTGGTTGGATAAGTATGAATTAAAAACTAAAAATAAATCCTTCAAAGAAGGATATGTAGAAAATCCAATATTAAGAATTGATGGAAAACCAATTCAAAGTTGTGCTAAGTGTGGAGTTTCATTAAATGAAGAAACTGGATATTGGAGAGAAAGCAAACAATTATGGCAAGCAAATTGTAAAAAATGCCAAAACAGATATTCAGTAGAGAGGTGGAAAAATAATAAAAAGAGAGCAGTTGAATATAAGGGTGGTGAGTGTGAAAGATGTGGATACAATAAATGTATTGATGCATTGGAGTTTCATCATATTGACCCAACTCAAAAAGATAAAAATTTTGGTAATATTAAAATAAGAAAATGGGAAGACCAGAAAAAAGAACTTGATAAATGTATATGTGTATGTGCCAATTGTCATAGGGAGATACACGCAGAACTTAGACTTGACACCATTCCAGAACTGGTGTAATATATAAAAACGATAGAGGGTAAGTCTCTGTTATATCCTTATGAGATATATCACGCTTACTCCATCAAATCGTAGGAAGTGCAATCCCTCTCGCTGGTTATGCTGGATGATGGAAAAGGTGATTCTGTCCGCACATAGAGATCCCTCCTACCACCAAGTCGTTGTGGCGGAATTGGTAGACGCGCTGGGTTTAGGTTCCAGTAGATTAATCTGTGAAGGTTCAAGTCCTTTCAACGACACTTGACAATCAAACTTAAATAGTTTATGATTGTCTCATTGCGAAAGTAACTCAACGGTAGAGTCCCTGCCTTCCAAGCAGGTTGTTGCGAGTTCGAATCTCGTCTTTCGCTCTTGGTAGTCCTTAGCGATTAACTAGGTAGACGCCAAAGGAAGTTAAGTCAAAGAATCGAGACAAGCAGACAATGCCCTTTGAACTGGTGTAAGTCCAGTAACTTCCTCATAATGGGGTGTAGCTCAGCGGTAGTAGCGGGATGCTGTTAACATCTAGGTCGCAGGTTCGATCCCTGCCGCCCCAGTTGGAAGGACTGGAAATGTCTGGGACTTCCTACTAAATCCTAGGGGATTCTTCTAGGTCGGGGGATTGATCACCCCTGCTCGTCTGCCCGATGACCCAGCAAGTGAAGGGACCTGATTTACACTCAGACATCGACGGGAGCGTTACCTGTATCGGGCATACTTAATAAATAAAAATAAAATAAAAAAAAATACCATGGAAAAACTATACAAAATTTTATCAGATACTCAAGCTGCTTTATTTGTTCTTTTCCAAAAAACTTGGGTATATCATTGGCATATTACTGGACCTGATTTTTATCAAGTTCATACTCTGTTTGGAGATCAATATACTGCTCTCTTTGAGGAGGTAGATAGAGTATCTGAGCATATTCGTTTTCTTGGCGCAAAACCAATCAGTGCTCTTTCTAGAGTTTCCGAAGTTTCAAGAATTTCAGAAGCAAAGAGTGGTCTTTCTGAAATGCAAATGATCAAAGATCTTCTTAGTGATCATGAGACAATTGTTAAGATGTTTGCTGAAGCTGCAGTAATTGCTGAAGAACTAAAATCAAGAGGAACTGTAAATATGCTTGATGATTTAAACGAAGCACACGGTAAGTATATTTGGTTCTTAAGATCATTTACAGAATGAGGATGAATACCAATGATTTCTATAAGATGCAAAGATTGCAATAAAGAATTAACAGGACATCCTACTAAAACTATAACTTGTGGATGTCCAAACATGTCAACAATACGTGGAGATAAGATTTCTGCTGTTGACTTATCTCGTATTGTTATGTTAAACTCCATGCAGAAGGAACAAAAAAATGTTCTGACCTCTCAAGATATTGCTTGGCAGGAAGCACGTAGACAACGTAAAGTACGTCGTTTAGATTTTGAAGTCCGTTGAGGACTTATTGGAAAGGTGTCCGAGTGGTTTAAGGAAACGGTCTTGAAAACCGTCGTGTTAATAGCACCGTGGGTTCGAATCCCACCCTTTCCGTTTTAAGAAATACAACAAATTTAACAATCTCTTCAGCAGTGTTAAGATATCAACACAAAATGTTGACGATGAAAGTTCTCTGATTAGTATATAATAGTACTATCATTCAAAATTTATGGACCAACATACCTATAATAATTGGGTGAAGATCAAGGAGACTTTTGAAACCTCTGGCAACACAGATAATATGTTTTACAAAAGAGCAGTTGAAATTGTAAAAACAAAAAGAGATCCTCTTGCTAAGTTTCTTGGAGATGAAAAGTGATGGATCCTCAAGACGAATTCATCACACGTTCTGAAGTTCAGGAGATGATTGATGCAGCAATACGACGACACAACCGTAATGCTTCTATCATTAGTATGTGCGTCGGTTGGGTGGTTCTTGCTTTATTTGCTGAGGGACTTTTGAGATTGATTGGAGTTATTCCTCCTTTACTGCCATGGCTCAAAATTACTCTGAACTAATATTCTTAGTTCCTTGGTTTGTTCTTGTGGTGATTGGATTTACAATGTTTGTACAAGGATGGATGATTATGAATGCTCATCATGGATATTCCAAAAGTCCAAAAATTAAACATCCAGAGTTAAATAATGTAAGAGCAGGAGATCCTTTACTCGTGGTAAGATTTTCGGAAGAAGATTTAGAAAAACTACAAGAAAGAATTCAAAAACAAAAAATGGAAGAATTGTTTGAGGAACCATCTACTTATGAGGATGAGGAAGATGAGTAACAAAATATATACTGCATTGACAGTATTTGGAATTATTGGATTATTTGTTATATGGGGATTAAACCACGCATATCCACAATAGGAGTTACTGCATGAAGATTTTTTTAGATACAGCTGACGTTTCACTGATTAAATCAGCATACGAAACAGGATTATTGGATGGTGTCACTACAAATCCATCACTTATCCTTAAAAGCGGCAGACAACTTCTAGAAGTTATAGAAGAGATTTCATCTAAGTTTAAAAACTTAGAAAGTATCTCTGCGGAAGTTGTTGCGGATACGTCTGAGGAAATGCTTTCTCAGGCAGAAAAGTATTATACAATTGCACCAAACGTTACGATTAAAGTTCCTTGTACAGTTGAGGGACTTAAGACTTGCAAGTTTCTTTCCGATAAAGGAATTAAAACTAATGTAACTTTGGTATTCTCAGTCGCACAAGCAATTCTTGCATCCAAAGCAGGAGCAACATTTATCTCACCATTCGTTGGAAGATGGATGGACAATTCAATTGATGGAATTGAATTGCTCAAGAATATTCGTAAAGCATTTGATTATTCCGGAACAAAAACGCAAATTCTTGCAGCATCTCTTCGTGATGTTAGACAAGTTGAACAATCTGCACTCATGGGAGCAGATGTGGTTACAATACCTCCAGTTGTTTTCTGGGCAATGTATAAGAATATTATGACTGAAAAGGGACTGGAGTTATTCCAGAAAGATTGGGATGAAGTTCTTAAATCAAAAGAATGAAAAAGGAGCATCAGTGTTGGAATTTCATAATGTCTTCATTCACAAGATCATATGGGGTAAATAGAGTGATGATTGAACAGAAATTTCACGAAATTGCTTTACAATGGTGCGATGATAATAATTATGTTTGCAATATTCATTTAGATGATTTGAATAAAGTTGATGCATATTTCAGAAATATTTACGACAACTGGGAGAACTAAATGAAAGTAGGATTAATCGGTTTAGGACGAATGGGGGAAGGAATGTCCCGTCGTATGATGAAAGCAGATATCGAAGTGTGGGGATACCGCAGAAATTATGAAAAGGCAAATGAAGCATTTGAAAAAGGATATGTGAATGGAATTGCTACAACTATTGAAACTTTAGTTAGAGTTGTAAAAACTAAAAATAATGGTGGCACTACCCCTGGTGTCTTTATGATGGTTGTGCCAGCAGAAACAGTAGAGGAAACGATTAATGAGTTACTACGATTTTGTGGTGAGGGAGATATTATTATTGATCATGGCAATAGCAATTTTAAAGACAGTCGGAAGAGAGCAGAACGTCTGGCAAAGATGGGTATCCAATATATTGATTGTGGCACTAGCGGCGGTGTTTATGGTTTGGATCGTGGATACTGTCTTATGGTTGGCGGTGGAGATACTGCAGTCGCCACTTGTAAAAGCATTTTTAATGCCCTCTCCCCAGATATTCACTCTGCCCCAAGGACTAACCCCTGCGACAACGTAACCTCTGGAGAGCACGGTTGGTTACATTGTGGTGGTCCAGGAGCAGGACATTTTGTGAAGATGGTGCATAATGGCATTGAATATGGTATGATGCAGGCGTATGCCGAAGGTTTCAATATTCTAAAGAGTGCAAACAATGGAGCACAATACGTCAGAGAAGGAGATGCAGAGGTCGCACCTATGGCAGATCCAGAAAGTTACTGCTATGATATTGACGTTGCTGAAGTGGCTGAGTTATGGCGTCGCGGTAGTGTTGTTAGTAGCTGGTTACTTGACCTTACTGCTGATGTGCTGCGCGGCAGCCCAGAGCTTAAACAATTCTCTGGTGGAGTATCCGATAGTGGTGAAGGTCGCTGGACTGTTACTGCCGCTGTGGATCTGGGGGTTCCCGCTCCTGTCATTACTACGGCATTATACGAAAGATTCAATTCAAGAAATCTCGGAACGTTTGCGGCAAAAATCCTGAATGGTATGAGGTATATGTTTGGAGGACATCACGTTAGGTAATCAAATGCATAATGTTTTTGGTTTTGTAGAATTTGTGCTAAATAACCCCATATCACTATTCATTATTGGTATGGGGTTGACAGTGGTTCCCTGGTTGGGTATAATGTATGTACATAAAGACAAATAACCACCATAAATATTTTGGTAGAATAATTTTATCTACCAAATGAAAACGCATAAATGTGGACATTGTGGTGAAACAGACCCAACAAAATTTTATGGACATAAAAAATCAGTTTGTGGTGCTTGTCACAATAAGTATACTTTAGAACTTGGTCAAACAAAGAGAAACTTTATCATTGAACAAATGGGCGGAAAATGTATCTCTTGTGGATATAATAAATATTCGTCAGCACTCCAAGTTCACCATTTAGACCCTTCCAAAAAAGACTCAAAATTTCATGGAATTCGTGGATGGGGGAAACAAAGAATACTTGACGAAATAAATGGGTGTGTGTTATTATGTGCTTGTTGTCATGCAGCAGTTCATAGCAATGAACTAAAATTACGGAGTATCGCCTAACTTGGTCATGGCACCTGCTTTGGGAGCAGGAATAATTTCGGTTCAAATCCGAATACTCCGACTCATAAATCTCACTTTATGAAAATGAATCAAGAAATTAACGATCTTACAACGTTTACAATTGAAGAATTTCAGAATGACTTTGACAATCTTATGAATAGAGTTGAAGGTGGAGAATCATTTATCATAAAAAGTGAGCATGGGAACGCAGTAATAGTTCCATACAACGAAGTGGTTCAAGTATTTCAAGAATCTGGTATGAGTGATGAACTCATACGAATACACACGGATCACGAAGAAGGTTCTTGACAAAGGGTTCCAGGTACTCTACAATATACCTGATTAATGCGAGTGAGACTTGGTAGTCAGAGGAGTCTTATAAACTCTTTCCGCCAGATTAGCGGCTTTGAGGTGGTTCAAATCCACCCACTCGTACCTTGCAGGTTTAGCAATCTGGTCGAATGCAGCGTTCTCATAAAGCGCCTTAGAAGGGTTCAATTCCCTTAACCTGCACTGGACACTTACTAAAGCGTCCTACTTGACTTTCAAACATCACTTCTCTATAATACTAAGGTCAACAATCAAAACAATGACTCTCACTTCTAAATTCAAGAAAGACGTTCAAACCCTTCGTGGTGCAGCAAATGGCGAATTCTACCTTGATGTAAAGAATCCGAAACTTTATAAAAAAGTTCGCCGTTACTATGAAAATGAAGGTGTGGTATTTTCTGGTGATCCTCTGGATGATTATGAAATGCTTATGGAATACGTAGCTGCTGATCTTGAGTCTGTTGAGGTTGCATGAAATCCAAAGTTCTTCTTGAACGAGAAGGATATCGCTTTGTAGAAGCAGGTATTCTTGAGATAAATGGTAAACCAGATTATCGTCTGCAAAAGCAGAATTACTATACAAAACGCTGGTATGACATTTATTTGTTTGATAATGTTTTACAATGTTCTACTGCTATGGAAGACATTGAGTATGCAAAATGGTTAGATCCAGATCGTGTTCCTTGTTATGTAAAGGATGATGATTAAATAGTCACGGAGAGACTTTAAAAGTACTGGTCGGGAGCAAACCCCTTATGTCCAAGGCAAGCATTCTGCGTTATCTTGGAAATCTTCTTCTCATAATTGGTTATCAAACTATGTTGTGGGGAGATTTCAAATATGGTTTAATGTTAAACGTTGTTGGGGGATTACTCACAGTACCTTTTGCAATTAAACTAAAACTTTGGGATGTGCTATTCTTATGTGCATTCTTTGGTATTACCGAGATATCAAAGTTAACCCAACTTTATTTTAGTCCTGGAATGACTTAAAACTTACACTGGTGGAGTCAAGTATGACCCTATTATGAGTTTACGTCATCTCAAAAATGCCGTTGGTGCGGATGGGGAATTCTTTCTCCGCCTGGTTTCCAATTTCCAGTCAAAGAATTGGTGGCGAGCCTGAGTTACAGAGGTGGGTTGCATAAACCCACCTTTTTTAGTATAATAATAAAAAAATATATTCCTATGAAAATCGGTTTTAATTGTAGTTGCTTTGATCTTTTCCATGCGGGGCACGTTACGATGCTTAAAATGGAAAAGGAATTGTGTGACTATTTGAAAGTCGCACTTCAAGTTGATCCAACAATAGATAGACCTGGATTAAAAAATAAACCAGTACAATCAATTTACGAAAGATACGCTCAAGTTCAAGCGTGTAAATATGTGGATGAGATTCTTGTATATGATACGGAAGCAGATCTTTTGAATCTGATTAAGACTCAAACTTTTCATATTAGATTTTTAAGTGAAGAATATAGAGATGTTGAGGTTACGGGAAAACAATACTGTATTGATAATGGAATAGAAATTTATTATCATATGAGGAGGCATCAATACTCAACTACGGAACTTAGAAATAGGGTTTATGATCTTGAAAGTGCAAAAAGAGAGGAGAAAAACGTTAAAGATATTCAACAGTATTCTCCCGAACTGTTGGAAAAATATTCATTAAAAAACGATTGATTATGTCTATTTTGGTTACTGGTGGCGCTGGATTTATAGGAAGTAATTTTCTCCACCATCTTATTACTTGTATTTCGGAAGAAATTGTTTGTATTGATAATTTGACTTACGCAGCAAATTGCAATAATGTTCCGAACAAAATTAAATTTTACACTACGGATATTGCTGATAAGCATAATTGTGAATACATTTTTAAAAAACACAAACCATCCACGGTGTTTCATTTTGCTGCAGAAAGTCATGTTGATAATTCAATTAAAGATTGCTCTCAATTTATTCACACAAATATAAATGGAACCGTAAATTTATTAAATCTTTCGATGAAATATGATGTTGAAAAGTTCATTCATATATCCACCGATGAAGTTTATGGATCAATAGAAGGCGGATATTTTACTGAGCAATCTAATTATTCCCCAAGAAATCCTTATTCTGCATCAAAAGCAGCAAGTGATCATTTTGTGATGGCATATCATAATACATATGGATTGCCAGTAGTTATTACAAATTGCTCAAATAATTATGGTCCTAGGCAATATTGTGAAAAAATGATACCAAAAGCAATTACCAATCTTCTAAATGGTAAAAGAGTTTCTGTTTATGGAGATGGAAAACAAGTTAGAGATTGGTTATATGTTCAGGATCATTGTGAAGCACTTATTAGTGTTTGGTTAAATGGAAGAAACGGACAAAAATATAATATTGGTGGTGAATGTGAAGTAAGAAATATTGATCTAGTTAGAATGATTCTTGATTATATGAATATGAAAGAAGATATGATAGAGTATGTTGAAGATAGACCGGGGCATGATCAACGTTATTCTACTGATATTACAAAAATACGTCATGAATTAAAATGGTCACCTAAAGTTTCTTTGGAAAATGGTTTGGATAAAACTATTAATTGGTATAAAAATTTAAAATTTTGATTGACGTAATATAATGAAAGTTGCTTTAATTACTGGTATTACTGGACAAGATGGTTCTTATCTTGCAGAATTTCTTTTGGAAAAAGGATATGAAGTTCATGGTGTAGTGAGGCGTTCTTCCATGATCAATACACATCGCATTGATCATATATTTCAATTTGTTAAGTTACATTACGGAGATTTAACTGATTCTACCAATATAGTCAGAGTTATTCAGAAAGTTCAACCAAATGAAATTTATAATCTTGGTGCTCAGAGTCATGTCAAAGTATCCTTTGAAATGCCTGAATACACTGCTGATGTGGATGCTGTGGGAACTCTTCGTGTTCTTGAAGCAGTTCGTCTTTTGGGTATGGAAGAACGGGTTAAAATTTATCAAGCGTCTACAAGCGAACTTTATGGTCTTGTTCAAGAAATTCCTCAACGCGAAACTACTCCTTTTTATCCCCGTTCTCCTTATGGTGTAGCAAAATTATATGCATATTGGATTACTAAAAATTACCGTGAGGCATATGGAATGTATGCTTGTACTGGAATTCTTTTTAATCATGAATCTCCTCGCCGTGGTGAGACCTTTGTTACTCGTAAGATTACTAGAGGACTTAAGGCAATGTCTGAAGGTAAACAAAAGGTTCTTAAGTTGGGTAATCTAAATGCAAAGCGAGATTGGGGACATGCAAAGGATTATGTTGAGGCAATGTGGTTAATGCTTCAACAGGATAGTCCAGATGATTATGTTATTTCGACTGAAGAACAATATTCTGTTCGAGAATTCATTGAAGAGGCTGCACCTCATTTTGGAATGAATATTGTATGGGAGGGCGAAGGGATTAGTGAAGTTGGTATTGATAAAAATACTGGATTAGTTCGTGTTATAATTGATTCCACATATTTTCGTCCAGCAGAAGTTGAGACTTTATTGGGAGATTCTACAAAAGCAAAACAAAAACTAGGATGGAAACCAAAAATTTCTTTCAAACAATTAGTTGAGGACATGTGTAAAAATGAATTTTGATTCTAAAGTATTAGTTGCTGGTGCAAACGGAATGGTTGGTTCGGCAATTGTGAGAAACCTTGAGAGTAAAGGTTATACAAACATTATTAAAGGGACTCGTCATGTTGTAGATTTTACGGATCAAGAAGCAACTGACGCTTTCTTTAGATTGAGTAAACCCGAGTACGTTTTTGTTGCTGCAGCCAAGGTCGGTGGTATTATGGCTAATAATAACTATAAAGCCGATGTTATAACAGAAAACCTTCGTATTCAGGCAAATATTATTGAGTCTTCTAATCGTTGGAATGTTAAAAAACTTTTGTTTTTAGGTTCTTCCTGTATCTATCCTAAGTTTGCAACTCAACCCATTACAGAAGATCAGTTGATGACTGGTTTTTTAGAACCAACAAATAATGCTTATGCAATATCTAAGATTGCTGGCATCATGATGTGCCAGGCATATCGTCAACAACATGGGTTTAATGCTATCTCTTTAATGCCGTGTAATCTTTACGGTCCCAATGATAATTTTGATTTAGAAACTTCTCATGTTCTTCCAGCAATGATTGCAAAATTTCATGCTGCTCTTAATCACAGTAAGTATTGGGAAGTTAAACTTTGGGGAGATGGTTCTGCTATGCGTGAGTTCCTTCACGTCGATGATCTAGCTGAAGCATGTTATGTCTGTATGCTTCAATATGATGGAGAAGATCACATCAACGTAGGGACTGGTAAGGATGTAACAATTAAAGAGTTAGCAACAATAATTTCTGACATTGTTGGATATAATCGTGATATTAATTGGGATACAACAAAACCTAATGGAACCCCACGTAAAGTTTTAAATATACAAAAAATTAAGTCACTTGGGTGGGAACCGAAAATTAAACTTAAAGATGGAATCACACAAACCTATGAGTGGTATAAGAAAAATTTGCTTTGATGTGGTATAATATATACTAGGAGATTATTGACTTGTTTATGATTCAATATACAAAAACAGCACTTGTTCTTGGTGCTGGTGGTTTCATTGGTAGCCACATGGTTAAGCATCTAAAAAGTAAAGGATATTGGGTTCGTGGGGTTGATGTAAAATATCCAGAACACTCTAAAACCGAAGCAGATGAATTTGTTCTTGGCGATTTAACCGATCAAATTCTTGCAGATAGGGTAGTACAATTTAAGGGTCCCTATAATAATTTTTATAATTTTGTTCCAAGCAAACACATTGATACTTTTGATGAAATTTATCAGTTTGCTGCTGATATGGGAGGTGCTGGATATATTTTTACGGGAGATCATGATGCAGATGTTATGAATAATTCTGCATCAATTAATTTGAATATTCTACGGTCTCTTAAAGATTTAAATGATTTGAAGGGAGTAAATAAAACAACTATTTTCTTCTCTTCCTCTGCTTGTATGTATCCAGAGCACATTCAATTAGATCCAAACAATCCAGGTCTTAAAGAAGATGATGCTTATCCCGCAGGACCAGATAGTGAATATGGATGGGAAAAATTGTTCTCAGAACGTCTCTACTTTGCTTATCATCGGAATTACGGTATTCCTGTTCGTGTTGCTAGATACCATAATATTTTTGGACCAGAAGGAACTTGGCGAGGTGGTAAAGAAAAATCACCAGCAGCAATCTGTCGTAAAGTAGCAGAACTTCCTGCTGATGGTGGTGAAATTGAGATTTGGGGAGATGGTGAACAAACACGTTCATTCCTTTATATTGATGAATGTGTAGAGGCAACTTATCGTCTTGTTCAATCAGATTTTATGGGACCTGTAAATATTGGTTCTGAAGAGATGGTAACAATCAATCAACTTGCAGATCTTGCTGCAAAGGCAGCAGGTAAGACAATTACCAAAAAACACATTGATGGTCCTCTTGGTGTCCGTGGTCGTAATTCAAACAACGATTTAATTCGTGAAAAACTTCAGTGGGATTATTCAATGTCTCTTGAAGAAGGTATTGCAAAAACGTATAATTGGATTAATTCACAATTAGAAAACCAAAATTATATTCCTTTCTATCATCCCGTTTAATATGAAAATTACAGTATTGGGTTCCAGTGGGCAAATAGGTGCTTATCTGACAGAGTATCTACGTAATAAAGGACATCAGGTTCATGAATTTGATTTGGTAAATACGCCAGATGAAGATATGACAACGATTCCTAATCCTCTTTTAGAAGAAAGAATTGCTGATTCTGATTTTGTATTCTTCCTTGCTTTTGATGTAGGTGGGTCACGATACTTGAAAAAGTATCAACACACATTCCAATTCATTAATAACAATTGCCGTCTGATGGCAAATGCATTTACCCTTCTGCAGAAATATAATGTGAGATTTGTATTTGCATCATCTCAGATGAGCAATATGAGTTATTCTCCATATGGTGTTCTCAAAAATGTGGGAGAACTTTACACTAAGTCTCTTAATGGTCTGATTGTCAAATTCTGGAATGTTTATGGCATTGAAAAAGATCATGAGAAAGCACACGTTATTACGGACTTTATTCGTAAAGGATTTGAGACGGGTGTGATTGATATGCTTACGGATGGTGAAGAGCAGCGTGATTTTCTTTATGCAGAAGACTGTTGTGAAGCACTCGAAACTGTAATGAATAATTTTACGGACTTTACTTCGGAAGATAACCTGCACATCACTAGTTTCCATTATACGAAAATTAGAGATGTTGCTAGTATGATTTGTGGTCAATTTGCTTTGAATGGTAAGTATGACATTGTACTTCAACCATCAGAAGAAAAAGATTCAGTTCAATTAGATAAAAGAAATCTAGCAGATACCTTTATTACTAAGTGGTGGATGCCAAAAACATCTATTCAAGAAGGAATTGCTAAAGTCTTTAATGCAATGAAGGAGGAATATGAAGGTAGTTGATGTATTTCCTTTCTTTAATGAGTTGGATATATTAGAAATTAGATTAAATGTTCTTGATCCATACGTTGATTTCTTTATTTTAAGTGAGGCAACAAAGACATTTTCTGGTCTTGATAAACCTCTCTTTTATAAAGAAAACAAAGATAGGTTTGAAAAATTTAACCACAAGATTATCCATAATATTGTTGAAGATACTACATCTCCAGATCTTCATCCATATCAAAGGGATGTTTTTCAAAAGGACAATATTAAACAAGTTGTTCTCGAACATGTTTCTGATGATGATGTCATTATTTGGAGTGATGTTGATGAAGTCCCAAATCCAGAAGCAATTTCTGAATTAAATTCATATTTTGAGCAAGATGCAATTTTTCATTTTGCTCAAGAAAATTGTATGGGATACTTGAATCTTGTTGAAGTGGGTGGTATAATTCGTGCTATGACTACGGACTGGGACTATGGTGATAGACCTAGATGGTTGGGAACAAAAGTATTTGGAAAGTCAATTCTTAAAAAATATACTTTATCCGAACTGCGTAGTAAGCAAGAGAATGAAAAGAATTATAGAATTTTCCCTGGTGGATGGCACTGGAGTTATGTTGGAAGTGAAGGACTTTCTGTTGAGGAAAGAGTATTGAAAAAGATTGAGTGTGCTGCTCATTCTGAATTAAACAATGATCAAATCAAACAAAACGTTGCTAGGGTTAAAGATAACAAAGATCCACTGGGAAGAGACTATGCAATTTATCAAACTGTTCCTGTAGATAATTCTTACCCACAATATATCCTTGATAATAAAGAAAAGTTTGCAAGTTTAATCAAATGATTGTTTCTGAAATTTATGATGGTTCTGGTATAGGGAATCAACTTTGGCATATTGTTGTGCCAAGAATTATTGCTGAGAGAATGGGATATGAGTGGGGTATCCAAAAGAAACCTACTACACCATTTAAGGCATGTGCATTCATGACTAACTTTGATATGGGTAAACCAGTCATTGGTGGGCATGGACCTGAAGGTGGACCTCCGGTTGAATTGCCAGAAGGGATTACTAACTATTATCTTGAGCGCAGGCAAAGGTATCCTTCCTATATGGGAGGAGAAGAAATGAATATCTTTGATGAACACCTTTGGGGCGGACTGAAAGACAATACCAAAGTAGAGGGTTATTTTCAGAACATGTCCTATATCAATGATCGTAGGGATGATATTATTAAGTGGTTGGAATATGACAATAAAATCACTGATTATTCTTCTGATGATATTTGTGTGATTCAATTTCGTGGTGGTGATTATTTAACTGGTGCTTCTTGGGTTCCTCCAGAATATTATCAGAATGCAGCAAAGCACATGTTACAGAAAAATCCTAACATGAAGTTTGTATGTGTAACTGATGACCCAGAACATGCAAGACAATTCATTCCTTTTGCGGAAGTTGTTGGTTCTGCAGTGATGGAAGAAAAAGATCCATACCAAGGTAGTATTGGATGGTATGCATATCCTGGTGGTCCTATTGGAGTTGATTATTCAATTCTCAATACTGCTAAGAATGCAATTATTTCTTCTTCTACTTTTGCATTTTGGCCTGTTTGGACAAATAAAGATTGTGATGTAATTGCACCAAAGTATTGGTTTGATTTTAAAACTTCTAATGGTTGGTGGAGACCTCACGAGTCTATTGTTGATGATTGGTATTGGTTGGATCGATATGGTGATTTGATGACGGGAACAGAGTGTAAAAAAGAATATGAAATGTATAAAGAAACAAAAGAATTCTACAGGAGCATCAAATGAATAGCACTCTTAATTGGGAAATTGATCAAGGAATAGCAAATGGATATATTGAAGCGTGTGTTGAAGCCGCATCTGATGAATCTTTTTCAAATTTTAAAAAAGATTCAAGATACAGATATATTCTTGAAGGTGGTTCAAGAGAAACATTTGATTACTTTTTGAATAAAATTCAAATGCTTCCGAATAAAAATTTATTTTTTGACAACTTGGAAGTGTTTCGTAAAAACGATTTGTATGGTAATCCTGATCTTTACCGAGATAGTGAGGTTGGAGAATTTTCTTTAACAACTTTAAAGTATGCTTATAATGCATTAGAAATTATTGATTTCTTGAAGGAACAATCTCCTAAAAAAATTGTTGAGATTGGTGGTGGGTATGGTGGTTTGTCTGTAATTTTGAGTGGTCTTCTTGATTTTGAATCCTACACCCTTATTGATTTGCCAGAAACTTGCAAATTGATTGATAGGTATATTTCTAACTATAAAAATTTAGACGAACGTATTAGTAGTTTATCTTGTTTTGAACTTGACAGTTTTAATTTTGAAGGAACTGATTTAACTATTGCTATTAATTCTTTAAGTGAATGTAACTTTGATTTTCAACTTAAGTATTTTAATTCGGTAATTTCCAAATCAAAATATTCTTATATAATCCGAAATCTTTATTCAGATAAGTGTGTTGAAGACCATAGGAAAACCATTGCATCTCTTCCTGATAATTTTTTATATGATGATAGTAATAGGGTTGAAGAAACTTACAGTCAAAATGTAATTGTTTATATTAAAAGGGAGGATTGAAAATGGCAAAGGTAAAAATATATACGTATTCTCATAATAGACCAGATTTTATCTCTCTTCAGTACGAGAGTATTAAAAAACATGTTAAAGATGATTTTGAATATATTGTCTTTAACAATGAAAGACCTGGAGGGGATGGTGGATACGATGAAAACAAAATTCAAATCATTTACGATGAATGTCAAAAAATTGGAGTTCAATGCATAAGAGTTGAACTAGATAAAGAACTTCAATACTTGAATAATAATAAAATGTTTGAAGGAGAAAATTATGTAAATGGAAATACTGCTTGCGCTTATTCATTCACATGGGGATGGAAAAATTATATTTCAAAAAATGATTGTATTTCTCTTTTGATTGACTCTGATATGTTCTTTATAAAGGATGTATCAATTATTGATATTATGAAAGGATATAACTTTGCGTTTGTTCCTTCTTACCGATATGTTAGAAATGAATATAAAGACATTGCATTCAAGTATCCATGGAATGGATTAGTAATTGCCGATATCCCCAATATGCCAAATCCGCAAGAAATTAGTTGGGGAGATGGTTGGATAGATTCTTTATCAGTTGATGTTGGAGGGGAAGTTAGATACTATCTTGAAAAATATGAGAGTCAATTGAAAATTAATTATATTGATCAGTGGGGACTTTGTGAGGATTCGCAGATTCCTAATCAATTAGTTTTAAATGGATGTTCAGAATTCAAAATTAATTTTGATGAAGAAACTCTTGATATTACACAATATCAACATTCGGATAACAAAACTTTCCCACATCAAATTGATAGAGAAGATTATTGGGATTATTTCTGCAGTAACTATGTCAAAATTAAAGACATCACTGAAAAGTATAATTTCCCCAAACCAACATTTGTTGACTTTATGAAGTTGGAAAAAGATAATTCTATTGATGATGCCTTCATTTTCCATTACAAAAATGCAAGCAACACACTTCCCTGGATGAAAGGTGAAGTTGGTGAAATGTACAATAAAGAAAAAACCGAATGTCTCAAAAAGTTTTTATATGATTAGTGTTTATGGTGCTTCTGGATTTGTGGGTAGTAGATTTTGCAATCTCTATCCACATTTTGTTGTGGAGCAAAAAAGAGATGAAAGAAAACCACAAACGAAAAATATTCTTTACTTAATTTCAACAGTAGATAATTATAACGTTCACACCAATATTACATTAGATGTTGAAACCAACCTCAAGGTTCTTTGTGAAGTTTTGGATTTTTGTAGAGATTCTGATATTATCTTCAATTTTATCAGTTCTTGGTTTGTTTACGGGGAAACTGAATTACCAGCAAAAGAAGAATATATCTGCAAACCAACCGGGTTTTATTCCATTACAAAAAAAGCAGCAGAAGATCTTTTAATTTCTTTTTGTAAAACTTACGACGTCAAGTATAGAATTATACGATTATGTAATGTATTGGGGGAAAGTGATAATAAAGCATCTCCCAAAAAGAATGCCTTGGTCCATATGATTAATCTTATTAAACAAGATGAGGATGTTTACCTATATGATGGTGGTACGCCAGTTCGTGATGTAATGCATATTGATGATGTGTGCAAAGCAATAAAACTTATCTGTGATAAAGGAAATATAAATGAAATTTATAATGTTGGGAGTGGACAACCAACATCCATTGGTGATATAATTGGTAAAGCAAAGGAGTATCTGGGTTCTAGGTCAGTTATAAAATTTAAAGAAGCGCCTGAATTTCATCAAATTGTTCAAGCAAAAGACTTTTGGCTTGATACGACAAAATTACAGACACTTGGATTCACTCAATCAATTTCAACAGAAGAAATCATTAAACAACTATGTACGATCTAATTGATAGTTTTATTCAATCTGCCAAAGAAGTGGATGGGGATGTATTTCCATATCTCGCAAATAAGAAAGAGTTTATTGGAGGTGAGGATAATGTCTATTACTCTGGTCCCTACTGGGATGACCTAGAAGTTAGGGAAATTATTCATTCTACAATGAAAGGTAAGTGGCTCTCTTCTGGTGAGCAAGTCAATAAATTTGAACGTGAGTTTTCTAAGAAGTTTAACTTTAAGCATTCTGTGATGGTGAACTCAGGAAGTTCTGCCAATTTAGTAATGTTTGCTGCACTCAAAAAGTATTTTGGGTGGAAAGATGGGGATGAAATTATTGTATGTGCTTGTGGATTTGTTACTACAATTGCACCTATTGTGCAGTGTGGTCTGAAACCTGTTTTTGTTGATATTGATTGGGAAGACCTTAACTGGGATTTGGAGCAGGTTGAGAATAAGATCACTGAAAGAACTGTTGGTGCTATCTCATCACCCGTTCTTGGTAACCCATATAATATGAGTAAGTTTGTTGACCTTTGCCGTCGTAAGAGCATTGCTCTGATTGCAGACAATTGTGATAGTCTTGGAAGTAAGTGGCATGGTAATTATCTAACGGATTATGCAGTGGCTGCTTCATGTTCTTTCTATCCCGCACATCACATTTGCACGATGGAAGGTGGTATGGTTTCTTCAAATGAAAAGGGAATTATTGACCTTGCTCGTAGTTTTGCGTGGTGGGGCCGCGGATGTTATTGTGTTGGTCAACAGAACCTTCTTTCTAATGGTGTCTGCGGAAAGCGTTTTGATACTTGGTTGGAAAACTATGAGGATGTAGTTGACCATAAGTATGTCTTTTCAACTATGGGATACAATCTCAAACCTCTTGACATGCAAGGTGCTGTAGGACTTATTCAACTTCAAAAGTTTGAAGAAATCCACCAACTTCGTAGAAGTAACAAAGAAAAAATTCAAAAGATTATTGAAAAAATTCCAGGAACTCGAGTTGTCAATGAGCGTGAAGGTGCAGAGACAAGTTGGTTTGGTGTACCAATTATATGTGATGATAAAGATCTAAAGAGGTCTCTTGTTGCTCATCTTGAAAGTAATAAGATTCAAACTCGCAACTACTTTGCAGGTAATGTTCTTCTTCACCCTGGATATAGTCATCTTGATGATGCAACTAAATATCCAAAAGCAAACCAAGTGCTGAATAAAGTATTCTTCCTTGGATGCTCTCCAACAATTAATCAAAATATGATTGATTATATTGAAAAGGTTATTGACTCTTTTACCAATGCTTGATTTATCCAGAGTAACATTAGTTGCTATAGACAATACATCCAGAGTGGGTGGAACTATTAAAGCAATTTATACTTGCATTGAGCAAGCAAATTTTGGTTCAGTAAAACTTATCACAACAAAAGAAATCAAAGATCAATACCAAAATTCTTTATTAGAAGATGGTATTATAGTAGAAGAAATGGTTTTTCCAATCACTAATATTGATGAATACAGTAAGTATTGTCTGTATGAACTTTATAGGCATGTAGATAAAGATTATTGTTTGATGGTTCATGACCATGCTTTTATTGTCAATCCAGATGCATGGTCAGATGAGTTTTATGAATATGATTACATTGGTGCTCCTTGGACTTATCAAGAAAATTCTTATGTAACTCCATTTGGTGAGCACATCAGAGTTGGAAATGGTGGTTTTTCTTTGAGGAGTAAAAAACTTCTTGAGGTTCCCTTAAAACGAGAAATACCTTTTGATTGTACCACTGGAGATTTTTATAAACATTTTAATGCAAATAACTTTGCGGAGGATGGAAATATCTGTGTACACAATAGACATATGTTTATTGAAGAAGGATGTAAGTTTCCTCCAGTTGAAGTTGCAGCACGGTTTTCATATGAAACACCAGTTCCAGAAAATCAAGGATTAACTCCATTTGGTTTTCATTTTAATCTTCCCCCCACAATTGTAATAGAGGAGTAATTATGATCGGTTATAACAGGCTCGGTTCTAACGGGCGTCTTGGAAATCAAATGTTCCAGTATGCTGCCCTTCGTGGCATTGCAGCACAACATGGATATGATTGGGTTGTTCCTTCACCTGAAGGTCCACATCAAACAAATTATGGTCTCTTTGATTGTTTTGAGATGACCAGTGTTGGTGAAAAGAATCTTGGATTTGTTCCTGCCGAATTCCCAACTTATAAAGCAAGTACTGGTGCTTTTGATGGAGAATTTTTCAATACCTGCCCAGACAACTGTAATCTTGAAGATTACTTTCAAACTGAAAAATATTTTTCTCATATCAAGGATGAAATCAAAAAAGATTTTACATTCAAATCAGAGCATCTTGAACTTTGTAAAAATTTTATTTCTGAAATTGGAGATGTTATTTTTCTACATGTGCGTAGAGGTGATTATGTAAATCTTCAATACTATCATCCTGTATGTGAACTTGAGTATTATGAGCGGGCATTAGAAAAGTTTGATAAGGATATTCCAGTTCTTGTGTTTTCTGATGATATTGCATGGTGCTCTAAGCAAGAAATCTTTAGTTCTGATAGATTCCTTCTTTCTGAAAATAATGAAAGATATGGGCATGTGCATCTTGATGCTGATGGACAAATGAGACATTCTCTTGTTCCTTATATTGACCTTTGCTTGATGTCTCTTTGTTCAGGTGGAATTATTGCCAACAGTTCAATGAGTTGGTGGGGAGCATGGTTAATTGAAAATCCAACGCAACCGATTGTTGCACCTAAAGTATGGTATGGTTCTGCTGCAACAGTTGATGATAGCGACCTTATTCCTGAAAGGTGGGAGAGAATTTGATGCCTAAAATTTCCATTGCAATTCCAGCGTATGTAAAAAATGAAACTGATTTATCATACCTGAAAGAATCTTTTGATAGAATTGACCAACAATCTTTTAATGATTATGAGGTAGTTGTAGCGGATAATTCTTCAAATGATTTGGTTGAGAATCTTTGTGATGAATATCAAGATAAATTTTCTTTGATTTATAAGAAAAATCTTGAGCATGTCGGAATGTCTGCCAACTCAAATGTTGTGATGGATTTGTGTAATGGTGAATATATTAAAATCTTACATTGTGATGATTTCTTATTCTCATCAGATGCTTTGAGACTTATTGTTGATTCTCTTGATAATACTGATAGGTATTGGTTGGTGAATGGATTTAACCATACTTATGATGCCGTTAATTTTTTTGATGAAAGAGTTCCAAAGTATCCAGACCATCTTTTAGTCGGAAATAATCTTTTGGGATGTCCTACAAATGTAACTATCAGAAATGAGGATGTTGAATATTTTGATACATCTGTTTTAACAAGTATGGATCATGAGTGGTATCATCGTCTTCGTATGAAATATGGTATGCCACTCATTTTAAATGATGTCCTAACAACAAGTAGGCAGCATAATAATAATGCCACATCAAAACTTAATTTTGATATTGTTATTGAGGGAGATGGTGGTGCTTGGCAATTCATTCAAAGCGAGTTAGAATATCTACAAGAAAAACATGCAGATTTTTTTGAAAACTGGGAATATCCAAATGGTTGATTTATCAAACGCTACTTTTATTATTCCTTTGAGAATAGAGTCCTCAGATAGGATGAGGAACATTATTACTCTTCTTTGTTTTTTGTTTGGAAACTTTAATACGAACGTAATTATAAAGGAGGTTGATAGTGAACCAGTGTTTGTGGAAAGTGTTTTACCTCAAGTAAAAGAATTTTTGGGTAAAGACATTAATCTCACACATATCTTTGAGCAATCAGATGATCCAGTTTTCTATCGTATGCATATTCTAAATGAGATGCTTGCGATGAGTAAAACTGATGTCGTTATCAATTACGATTGCGATGTTCTAATGCCAGTTCAAACATATGTAAGTGCATATCAATCAATTCTAGATGGTACATGTGATGTTGTTTATCCTTATGGAAACGGAACATATCAAAAACAAGTTCATGTGACTGATGAGATTGTTTCTGATTTCTTGAATGAAGATTTTGATTTTGATATTTTAGATAGTAACTCTCAGGTGAGTACCTCAGATTTTGGGTGGGTACAGTTTTTTAATCGTTCTTCCTATATTGGGGGTGGAATGGAAAATGAAAACTTTAGAGGTTCTTCTCCTGAAGATAAAGAAAGATTTTTTAGATTTACCACTTTGGGTTATAATGTATGTAGAATTGATAATTGGATCTATCATTTGGAGCACAGCAGGGGACCAAACTCTTGGCCAGAGTCAGTAAGAGGAAATCCTTATATGAGTCAAAACTTTGAGTTGTGGAATTATCTACAAACTTTGAACAAAGAGCAACTAAAAGAGTATTATTCAACTCAAGAATATCTTAAAAAATATGTTAGCATTTAATCAAATCGGAAATTTGGGAAGACTTGGAAACCAGATGTTTGAGTACGCTGCTCTTCGTGGCATAGCATCTCATCATGGTTATGACTGGTCTATTCCACCATTTCATCTTAAAGGAATAGAAAATTATAGTTTAAATGAATGTTTTAAACTAGAATCTGTAACTGATAAAAACATTGGCACATATGATAATTTTCAATACGTTGTTGAGAAGTTTTTTCATTTTGACGAAGAACTTTTTGAGAATTGTCCAGACAATGTAAGTCTTCATGGATTTTTTCAATCTGAAAAATATTTCAAACATATTTCAGATGAAATTCGTAAAGATTTTACTTTTCTTGAAGATCACTATGAACCATGTAAAGAATTTATTGAGCAGTTTGATGGTCAAGAACCCATCATGCTTCATGTTCGTCGTGGTGATCCTAATCTAATTGATCCTAGAGGATTTAAGTGGGCATATGTAAATTGCTCTGACCAACATCCAGTTCAATCTTTAGAATACTACGAAAAAGCACTGGAACATTTTGATGATAATCAACCAGTTATTGTATTCTCAGATTCTGCCGAATGGGTGAAAGAGCAGGACTTTTTCTCAAGTGATAGGTTTATGATTTCTGACCCACAGCAAAAATACTCTGATGGTTCATTTCTTCCTTATGTTGATTTGTGTTTGATGTCTCTGTGTTCTCATGCTATTATTGCTAACAGCAGCATGAGCTGGTGGGGTGCATGGTTACAATCAAATCCAAACAAGAAAGTTATTGCACCTAAAATGTGGTTTGGTCCTGCCTATGCTGATAAAGATACAAAAGACCTTTATGTAGATAACTGGATTGTTCTTTAATGTACGTTTCTTCTTGCCCTCTCAGGGTTTCTTTATTTGGTGGATCTAGTGATAATCCATACTTTGTTGAGAAGTATGGATATGGAGCTGTGATTAGTTTTACTTGTGATCTCAAAACTTATATAACCTTACATGAGGATAAGTTTGGATATAATATGCAGGGGCACAAATATATTGTAAATTATTCTAAGAGGGAAGAAACTGAATTTATTGCTGATATTAATAATGATCTGGTTAGAGTTGTTTTAAATTATTTTGGATGTGCTCCATTAACAGTAAGTATGACAAGTGATGCATACTCCCAAGGTAGTGGTCTTGCATCATCCTCTTCTTATCTGATTAATTTAATTAAGTGTGTTTCAATGTTTAAAGGTCTTAGTATGACCGATATTGAAATATGTTCTCTCGCTTATGATTTAGAGAGAGAGTTTAATCCTTATTGTGGTTATCAGGATCCGTATGGATGTGGTATTGGTGGATTTAAAAGAATTGAGTTTCAGCGTGGTGGAATTGTAAAGTATGATTTTCAATCAACTGAATTGTTTGAAAACTATGATGCACATTTGGTGTTTACTGGTGTTACTAGAAATTCAAAAAATGTTTTGAAGGATGTAAGTGATAATCTTGATAAAATACCACCATTACTTGATACGCTTGAGCAGGCATATGACTCTTTACTTCAAAAAAATTATGATGAGTTTTTGTATCATCTAAATCAAAGTTGGATTCAGAAGAAACAAACTAGTTCTTCAATAAATGAAAATTCAATGATAAAATCTATTGATGATTACTTACTAAATAGTCCACTTGTCATCGCTCATAAGTTATGTGGTGCTGGTAATGGGGGTTTCTTTTTAACTTTTTCGGAAAAAGATAAATTGACATTACCATATTCTTCAGTTAAAATTAATGTATCCTCTGATGGAGTAAAAGGTAAAAAGTTATGATTAGACTAGAAACAGAACATCCCGTAGCAATTGAATCTCCCGATCACATTGCACCTGTGGGAACTGTAGATGATAATACAACTGATATTGATTATATTAATGCTGTAAAACAGCACTTTAATAACAAGCAAATTCGTGTCCTTGATCTTGGGTGTGCTGGGGGACAACTAATTGCAGACTTTATCTCCAGAGGAGATATTGGGGTAGGTCTCGAAGGTTCTACAAATGCTCGCGAGCGTGGTGCTGGTAAGCATAATTGGGATCAGCATGGTGATAAGAATTTGTTTACGGTTGATCTTTCTAAACCATATCAACTGTATGAAGGTGATGAAAAAATGCAGTTCGATTTCATCACAACTTGGGAAGTGGTAGAGCACATTGCTGAAGAAGATTTAAAGACTTTCTTTGAGCAAATTCGCAATCATCTCAAAGATGATGGTGTATTTTGTTGTTCTATTTCTGTTGTTCCAGACGATGTTGGTTGGGTAGATGGTAAATTCCTTCGTAGGCACCAATCTGTTTTCAACTCTGTAAAGTGGATTAATCTTCTCTTTGATTGTGGATTTGAACTTGCATATGACCCATCTTGGCCACCCACTCCCGTAGGAATTCAGTATCCTCATCATCCTGGAATCCCTCAAGGTGTTGCTGCTCGCCCTCAAGGTCTTTTCTTTGGATACCTATTTGGTGATGCAATGTTTAGAATGCACACTACTTATGGCAATAGTATTTTCTTCTGTCTTAAAAAGAAACTATGAATCCATTTTCAGAATATATTGAGTCTTTGCAAGGGGCTCATATAGAAGAACAATTTCAAAAGTTTAAAAGTGCTTTTGATAATCATAATAATATTATTATTCTTGGTAATGGGGGTAGCAATTCTGTTGCCTCCCATATTTCACAAGACTATGTGAAATTTCATAATAAAAATTCAATGGTGTTTTCTGACCCATCAATGTTGACATGTTTCATCAATGATTTTGGGATGGAAAATGCATATTCTCGTTTTCTTCAATATTATGCAAAACCAGATACTCTTTGTATTTTGATAAGTTCTGGTGGGGAATCAAAAAATATTATTAATTGCATCAAGTATTGTGAAAATAATACTCTACCGTATGGGATTTTGACAGGATTTAATCCAGCAAATAAAGCAAGAAGTATTGCTAAAAGTGCATTATGGAATTATCATATTAATAGTAAAGATTATGGTATCGTTGAGTGTATTCATCAGATTTTTCTTCATGGGGTAGTATGATTTATTGTTTTGATCTTGATGGCACTATTTGTACAAGTGTTGAAAAAAGTCAATATGAAAAAGCACTGCCAGACAAAGCTGTAATCAATGAAATCAATCGTCTTTATGATAGTGGTGATACTATTAAAATTATGACTGCTAGGGGATGTGTAAGTGGAATTGATCATACCATTATTACAAAGAAGCAATTGAAAGAATGGGGAGTGAAGTATCATGAATTGATCATGAATACAAAACCTCATGCCCATTGGTTTATTGATGACAAAGGAATTAATGTTTGGGAATGGAAGAAAAAAATACCACAAGTCAAGGGGATCATTGCGGGAGCATTTGATGTTATTCATCCTGGATACATTAGAATGTTTGAAGAGTGTAAAAGAAATTGTACTCATTTAACAGTTGCTCTCCATGAAGATCCGTCTCTTGAAAGACCAAACAAACTTAAACCAGTTCAGACGGTTGACGAAAGAAAAGAAATTTTAGAGTCAATCAAGTACATTGATGATGTTGTTATGTATCGAACAGAAGATACTTTTCTGAAATATCTTGAATCTGGGAAATACAATATCAGATTTTTGGGTGAAGATTATAATGATGGATCATATACTGGTAAAGATATTGATATAGATATTATTTTTATTGATAGGAGTCATGACTATTCAACAACAGAATTAAAAAGAAAAATTGCAAAGTCCTTTAGATAAAATGAAAGCATTAGTGACTGGTGGAGCAGGATTTATTGGATCAAATCTTGTTGATAAGTTAATTATCATGAACTGGGAAGTTGTCGTAATTGACAATGAAAGTGCTGAATGTAATGAAAAGTTTTATTGGAATACTAAGGCAGATAATCACAAGTTAGATATTTGTGATTATGAATTTACTAGGAATTTGTATAATAATGTAGATTATGTGTTTCATCTTGCAGCAGAGTCTAGACTTCAACCAGCTATTAAAAATCCAATTAATGCTGTTACTAAAAATGCTGTCGGAACATGTACTGTTCTTCAGTGTGCTAGAGAGGCAGGAGTTAAAAAAGTTATTTACTCATCAACATCATCTGCATATGGTTTAAATAAATTTCCAAATTATGAAACTGATCCCAACGATTGTTTAAATCCTTATTCTGTATCTAAGGTTTCTGGAGAAGAACTTTGTAAATTGTACACTAGTCTTTATGGACTTAAGACAATTATCTTCAGATACTTTAATGTATATGGAGAACGTTCACCAACCACCGGTCAGTACGCTCCCGTAATTGGTATTTTTTTACGTCAAAAAAATTCTGGTGAACCTCTTACTATTGTTGGTGATGGTGAGCAACGTAGAGATTTTGTTCATGTTCAGGATGTTGCAAATGCAAATCTGATGGTTGCACTTGCAAATCTAGATGACGAATGTTATGGGCAGGTGTATAATATTGGTAGTGGTGAAAATATTTCTATTCTTGAAATTGCCCAGATGATTTCTAAAGATTATATTCATATTCCACCAAGAGATGGTGAAGCGAGAACAACTCTTGCTTGTATTGATAAAGCAAGAAATACGTTTGGATGGGAACCTAAATTAAAAGTTAAAATGTGGATTGAAGAAAACAAATGAGTACATTCGTAGTGTTAAGAACTGCTGCACTAGGCAATAGGATTAAGTCATATGCCTCTCATATGGCAAGATATGATGATGTGATGGTTGAGAAACCAACGGATGTTCATTTGTTTGAAAACTTTGAGTTGGCAACTCCAGAGGATATTCAAAAATATCCTCATACTGGATCAGTTTGGCGCATACTTGTTGATGAAGATGAGGAACATTATATTGATGGGTTGAAGACAATTGACTTTCTTTATGAAAAAGTTCCGCAATACTTTATTGATAAGTATGTTCCAGTGTTTCAAAGGTTTAAAATAAAACCAGATCTACAAGAGATTGTAGATGATATTACAAAAGACTGGGACAGAGAAAATATGGTGGGTATTAATATCAGAAGTTGGTTGCCACCTATTGATGATGGAAGCAGAAGTGTGTGGGTTGATTTTGAAGGATTTGAACAAGAAGTTCAAAAGTTAGAACCAACTCAAAAGTTTTTCTTTTCTTCGGATAACTTAAATATTAATAACTATTATAAAGAAAGATATCCAAATCAAATTATTACGCTTCCTCGCTCAGTAAGCGTAATTGGAAATGATGGGTGGAGTGATGATGTTCAGCAAACTAAAGAAGCATTTCTTGAAATGTACTTGTTGTCACTATGCCAAAAGAAAATAGTTTGTTCTTTTGGTAGTACGTTTAGTGAGGCTGCTTGGTGGTTGGGTGGATGTAAAGCAGAAGTTGTAACACCTACTTTTTGGGATAAAGTTCCCCAAAGTTTTTACGATGATGTATTTCAGAAAAAATGATGGATTTACTAGATAAAAATAAATCAACATATAAGTTGAAAGGTATTGGACCAATTTATTACTTAAATCTTGATGGGCAACCAGAAAGATGTGAGTCTATGGAAAAACAATTTAAGTATTGGGAGATTGAAAATTACACACGTATCTCTGCATATGATGGTAGAGAAGATGATTTAAGTGATATCATTACTGGACGTTATCCTGAGATGATGACATCTGGTGAAATTGGTTGTATTACTTCTCACTTGAAAGCAATCAAACACTGGTATGAAACTTCTGATAGTCCCTATGCAATCATTATGGAAGATGATTGTAGTCTAGAACTAGTTGCGTATTGGAACTTTACCTGGCAAGATTTTTATGCTCATATTCCTTATGATTGGGATATAGTTCAAATTGCTATCATTTGTACGGGTGATATTCATGTAAAACTTCATAAGAGATTTGTGAATGATTTTTCAACAGCTTGTTATTTGATCAATCGTCATCATGCAGAAAAACTTTTAAGACATCATGTAAGGGGTGACAAATATAAACTGGATAATGGTGTTAAACCTCGTCCTGTTGCTGATGATTTAATCTATAATTCGGGAAATACGTATTCTATTCCTTTACTTCTTTACAGAATTGAACTTGGATCTTCTATTCATCCAGAACACATTGATGCTTTCCATAAGGGAAATCATGATGCTCAACTAAACTTTTGGCAACAAAACGGAGCAAATATTGATATTAGAGAATACATGGACTATGACCCTTATCTTGGACGCATAACTGAAAATTCTTCAGCACAACAGTCATCACAGAACTCTTGACATCCCTTAAAGACAATGTTAGGATAAATAGACCAAGTGATGAACGCCTCAACTACTTGCCGTAGTCACTTGAATCAACGGAGTCATGTCGAGACTCCTTACATCCGCAGGAAAACTCTGCGAGAAAATATAGAGGTACTTATGTTTAAATCCGCTTTCGCAGCAACCCTTGCTGCAACTCCACTGGTCGCTGGTGCTGCGTTCGCAGAACCCTATGGACCTTATGTAGATATGCCTCAAGTAACGAGCATCACGCAATTCTCCGATGTTCGTCCTACTGATTGGGCATATGGCGCACTTAGCAAACTTGTTGAGCAGTATGGTTGCGTTGCTGGTTATCCTAACGGCACCTTTGCTGGTGGTCAGGCAATGACCCGTTATGAGGCAGCAGCACTGTTGAATGCTTGCCTGGATCGTGTAACCGAAGTTACCGATGAACTGAAGCGTCTTCAGGCAGAATTTGCTTCTGAACTTGCTGTTCTTCGTGGTCGTGTTGATGCTGCTGAGGCACGCATCGGTCAACTGGAAGCAACTCAGTTCTCCACGACCACTAAACTGCGTGGTGAAGCAACTTTCGTTCTGGGTGGGGTTCCTGGTTATGATACTAAGACCGATCTCAGCACTCGTACTGCTTTCAACTACGATGTTCGTCTGAACTTTGATACTTCGTTCACTGGTAAGGATCTGCTCCGTACCCGTCTGCGTTCTTCTAACTTCAGTGCTGATCCTTTTGGTTCTTCCTCTTCCCTGTTCAAACTGGACAAGGCAGATAACACCCAATCGGATATCGGTGATAATGTAGTCATTGACCGTCTGTACTATCAGTTCCCTGCATTTAATAACCGTGCAACTCTGACTGCTGGACCTAAGGTTCGTAACACCGAAATGGCGTGGGTTCCTTCTGCCTATAAGTCTGATATTCTTGACTTCTTCCAAGTTGCTGGTGCTCCTGGTGTCTATAACAAGGCAACTGGTGCTGGTTTCGGTGCTCTCTGGAGTCAAGGTAAGACTGGTCTTGTTGCTGGTGTGAACTATGTTGCTCAGAATGGTGATGATAGTGAAACTGGCGTATTTGATGAAACCAGTGGTCTGAATACTCTGGCACAAATCGGTTATCGTGGTACTAACTGGGGTGCTGCTTTTGGTTATCGTTATGGTACTGAAGGCACCCGTGTTCGCACCTACAACGGTCTGAACGGTGCTTCTGGCACTCTGGTTCCTGGTCAAACCTCTAACGGTTATGCCATCAACGCATACTGGCAACCCACTCAGTCGGGTTGGGTTCCTTCGATCTCTGCTTCTTACGGTTGGAATACTGTAAGTGGCACTGAGAGTGCTGCTACCGATAGTCAATCTTGGTTCGCTGGTCTGCAGTGGTCTGATGTGTTTGCTAAGGGCAACTCTGCTGGTATTGCTGTGGGTCAGGCACCTACGGGCGAAGACCTTGAGGATGCAACGATGCTTGAAATCTTCTACAAGTATCAAGTGTCTGATAACATCAGCATCACTCCTGCAATCTTCTATGCAA